CGAGTTTACTTGGGAGTTGACAAGTTCAGAGCGTTGGCTGCTGCGATCATGAACGGAAACGGAGGTGCTTCTATCCTTAGTGGTGCTGCTCTTCAAGGTTCAATGGACAGAGCTGATGTTGATCCATTGAGAATCATCATGCCTGGAACGAATATGGAGATCGTTGGAGTTGGTGGTTTGAATACTGCTGACAAGGTGATTGGATTCTCTTCAAGCAACGTATTCCTCGGAATGGACTTGGCAGAGGACTCAAGCAACATTGAGAGCTGGTACTCTCAGGACGATCGTCTCTTCAAAGTGGCGATGGAGTTCACGATGGGAGTTGGTGTCGCTTACAAGAGCGAGGTTGCCAAAGTGATCGTCTAACAAACTGATTTAATGGGAGGGCCTTCGGGCCTTCCCTTCACTCATTAATACCAAAAAGATATGCCTTGTGCACTAACAACAGGATTTACGCTTGACTGCAAAGACGCGATTGGTGGAGTGAAGTCAGTTCGATTGACAACTCTTGCTGAATACGAAGCTCTTGATCCAACTATTGCTGGAGGAGAAATAGATGCTTGGGGTTCTGCCTCAACGGTTTTCTTCAAGTACGATCAACTCAAGGAGACGAGTTCAATGACAGAGACGATTAATGCATCGGCTCAGAATGGAACTGTTTACTACACTCCGGAGGTTACGCTTGTGATGAGCAAGCTGGAAGCTGCTCGAAGAAATGAAATCAAGCTACTCGCTCAGAATAGACTTGTTGCCATCGTTGAAACTAATGATGAGACTCCTAAGTTTTTTGTAGCTGGAGTTTCAACAGGACTCGAAGTTTCTGCTGGAACATCAGCAACCGGAACTGCATACGCTGACCTTCAAGGTTACAACATCACGTTAAGCGGAATGGAAGCAGCTCCAATGTTGCAGATTGATCCTACTACTGCAACGACTCTTGTTGCTGCCGTAACGAGCTCAACTACCTATCCATAATTGATTACATTCGCACTCTGATTTCTGGTCAAATCAGGTCTTTTTTTCCATGTTTAGAGAGCTGCTCCATTCGAGCGGCTCTTTTTTTTGACCTTCTGTATCCCGCATCAAATAAGGATTTTCTCTTTTCTCAAAGCTTTGATATGGTTATACTAACAAAAAGGGAAAGTTCCTTAGAACGCAGCAAAACGGCCTCTAAAGGAAAACCGAGAAATCCAAATATTTAAGGAAGTTTCTTCTGTTTGGCACGAAATCAGACTTCTGCTACTTACCTAAAATAACTACCAATGGCCTCAACAATTACCGCAGCAGATGCGACCGTAACGATCACAGAATCAATCTCACTCGGAGGAGTGGACAGAGGAGGATCACATGCTCGAACCATCTCATCTGTTGCTGAAATGGACAGGAGAGTTATGGAGGTTTCTTCATCCGGAGAAACTGACATCCTCGAACTGAATACTCAGAACGGTCAGGGTAAATTCGTGAGAGCGAACATTCGCTACATCCGAATTACCAACCTTGACAATACCAACTTCATCCGAGTTCGCTTCATGAACTCAGGAGCTGAGACTGCTGATGTTAAGGTACTGGCTGGAGCAACGTTCATGCTTTCGGCTGGTTCAATGGATGCTGATACAGCAGCTGGAGCATTCTCTGCTTTCGTGGATATTGATGAAGTCAAGGCGCAAGCAGATACTTCCTCTTGCGATGTCGAGCTCGTAGTTCTTGCAGTTTGATAAACATCAACCAAGATAGCGCGAATACGGTTGTAGTAACTCTCACGGAGAGAGGTACTGCTACCTATTATCTGTTTGAGTTCAAGAGCGATACAACGGAGGGAATCGTGTACGCTATCGCGCAAGATGCAAGCTCTTATCCTGAGAGGTTCAACAAGTTCACGCTTACGGAAGTAGGAACAGGAACTCCGACTCCAGCAGACGGAGAAATCAAGCTCTCGAATGAGGGACAATGGAGGTATTACATTTACGCGAACTCCTCCTCCTCGAATGTTGATCCAACAGGACTGACAATGCTGGAACAGGGAATCGTAAAAGTTACAGGAACGGTCAGCTCAACTCCGACCTATTCCGGAGGAAACTCTACATACGTAGTCTATGGAGAATAATATCTCAATACTAAATTTTGCAGCTCAGAAAGTTCCTGACTTTAAGGAGCAGAGAGGCAAGGATTGGATTCTTTATGGATCTGAAGGAGAGTGGAAGAACCGCTATCCTGAGTATCTTCTTGACCTATACCGAAGGAGCGCGAAGAATCACGCGATCATCAACTCCAAGAAGGATTACGTTGTAGGACAGGGATGGGCGGTCAAGGATGAGAATCTGAGCACGTTCCGACTTGCAGAGCTGGAGCAGTTCGTTAAGCATCCAAACCAATACGAAAGTCTGAACGACATCCTGGAGAAAGTGGCGATGGATTACGAGCTTTACAATGGCTTCGCTCTTGAAATCGTTTACAATCAGTTGAATGATAAAATAGCCGCGATATATCATGCTGACTTTGCTCGTTATCGTAGCAATGAGGACGGCTCTTGCTACTATTACTCGGAAGATTGGAGCAAGCATAACCCAGTTGTGGAGAAGATAGATGCCTTCAATTGGAAAGAACCGCAAGGCAAGCAACTTCTGTACGTTAAAGCTTACCATCCTGATTGCAAATATTATCCTCTGCCAACGTATCTCGGAGCAGTTAGCTACATTGAGATCGATAAAGAAGTAGCCTCATTTCATCTCAACTCAACCAAATCCGGATTTGTTGGCGGGACTCTCATATCATTTTTTTCTGGCACGCCAACAATCGAGGAGCAAGAGGAAATTGAGAGGCAGATAAACTCAAAATTTACAGGAACTGAAAACGCGAATAAGATAGTTCTGAACTTCGCAGACTCTAAAGAACGAGGAGCAGAGATTCAGCAGCTAAACGGTAACGACTTCGATAAGCGTTTTGACATCCTCAACAGAACGGTTCAAAAGGAGATTTACGCTGGACATCAGGTTGTTGATCCAGCACTCTTTGGAATCAAGGAAGAAGGATTGTTCACTTCGAGGACTCAACTGATTGACTCGTTTGAGTTGTTCCAAAATACCTACGTAAACAACAGGCAGCAGTTCATCGAGAGAGTATTCAACGAACTTGCAGCTCTTCAAGGATTGGATGGCTGTCTATACATCAAAGATACCGAACCAATCTCTGTTCAGTTCTCTGAGGCTACGGTTGTAAGCGTTATGACCAATGACGAGATTCGTGAGAAGATTGGACTCGAGCCATTGGATGAGGAAGAAACAAAGGAAGTTGAGGCTCAATTCAGCAGAGAGCTTCATCTTGAGACTCTGATAGATGCTGGCTCTGATAGGTACGAAGTTCAGTCAGAGGGCAGATCATTTGACTTCGCAAGCTGCAACTCGATGGAGGAGGCGAGAACACGAGAGGCGCAATTCCTCAAGTATTGGTTCTCGGAACTTGGCCCTGTCGAGTCGGCAGTCCTTGAAATGCTCAAGGATGATCCAGCTACTCCATACCTGACAATCGGAAGAGCTTTGAACATCTCCAATGAGAGACTGATGCAAGCTCTGCAAGAACTATCAAGAGCAGAGGCCATCGTCATCAAGATTGACGAAGTGATTGACTCCTCTCAGAGAGTTACCGAGGTAACGAAGAAGGGAGAGAAGATTCTCGATGATATTGAGCCAATGAAGGAGAGGTTTGAAATCCGTTACGTTTACGGACTTCGCTCGAACGCTGGCTCTTCTTTGGTCATTGATACAACGAGAGACTTCTGCTCCAAGTTGTGCAAGGTTACGGCTGGAGAGAGTGGCGGCAAAAAGACAACAGGCCAGCTCGGAGGAACAAAAACTTGGGATCTCGAGCAAATCGTAAATATGGGAGTCAAGGCTGATCGCAATGTATGGCAGAGAGGCGGTGGATATTGGGGTAAGAACTACCATTGCCGCCACGAGTGGAAGGCTGTAATTGTTAAGGAGAAGAGATAATGGCAAACGTACTATTCATATCGGAAGCATTTGTGAAGGACAACACTCTCCTCCACGAGAACATTGACTTCAAGTTCATTCGTCCAGTCATCATTCTCTGTCAGGACATCCATCTTCAACCGAAGCTCGGAACTACGATGTACGACCAACTCAAGACTCAAATCATCGGAGGCAGTTTGACGGCAGCAAACACTACTCTGTTGAACGATTACATTCAACCGATGCTCCTGTATTGGGTGCAAGCAGAAGCTCCTTCTGCAATCAGCTACAAGTTCCTTAATAAAGGACTGATGCAACAAAGCTCAGAGAATAGCTCAACGGCATCTCTTGACGAAATCAACTTCATCTCGCAGAAGTACAAGGACAAAGCTGAGTGGTACACGGAGAGGTTGGTGAACTTCCTACTTGAGAATGACTCCGACTATCCAGCTTACAGGAATCCTGAGAGCGGCCTCGATGTGATTCAACCTGATACTCGAACCTATACTACCGGAATGTTCCTCGGAGGTACAAAAAGGTGGAAATCTCTTGAAGATAAATATGAGTCGAAACGCTAACATGAAGAACCAGCGAAAGCTGAAAGCCTATGTACACTCTCAACGAAATATTCAATCTGATCGAAACTCAGGCCAACGCGCATCTGCAAGTAAAGCAGTACGGTCAGGGAGACGTTTGGGAGATACAACCGAAGGAGCTTGATTATCTCGTTCTGTGGGCGATTGAGGAAGGTGCATCTGTAAGCGAGCGAACGCTGACCTACAATATCAGGCTGCTTGCGATGGACAGAGTGCTTCCAGGAGAGGAGAATGAGGAGGAGGTGCTCTCGGATACGCTTTCAATCCTCTTGGATTTCGTGGCCTACTTTCGGCAGCTTCACACGGATGATGTAAGCATCCAAACGAGCGTTAGCTTCGAGCCATTCACAGAACGATTTGATGATAAGGTAACAGGACATTCATGTGTCCTGAGCCTCACTCAACCATACAACTACAACAAGTGCCAAATACCAACATAAAATGACTGAATCTCAAAAAGTAATAGGATCAAGAGGCTGCAAAGTTCTGACCGGAACAGGAGCTCACACGAGCTTAACAGGCTACGCTATCATTGTCCAAGAGGACACGGTGATCACAACCTTCGAGGTTGATGGCTCTGATGCTCTTTCGGCATACGGTCTGAGCGGAACAACGCTCAAGGCTGGAGGCTACATCATCGTTCCAACGGCCGACAATATCACGGCTATCACGATGAGCTCCGGAAGCGTTATCATCTACAACCAATGATCTACCTGATCAATAGAGCGAGGCGGCAAGCATCTGGCTCTGCTGGTGCTGGAGTTTCCTATGCACTTGATAGTCTTACGGACACTACCAACTTGGTAGGCTCGTGGTCTGTTGAGAAAGCCTTTGCAAGTACCTACGCGGATACCAACGCGATCTTAGGAGCGAAGATGTTCACATCGGGAACAGAGCGAGACTTTACAGGCGACAGCGTAGAGGCTGGAGATGTTGCGACATGGAACAGCGACACGAAGGCGGTGATAACTGATATGTATGACCAAAGCGGCAACGGCAACGATTGGGCAACTACTATCCTTTCTCGGATGCCTGTTTACATCGACACTACTCAGGTAACGATGGACAACGGTAGTAGGGCGATGGAGATGATTAACGGATTCGGATTAGAGCAATCTGCACTTGGATTGAACGGAA